GATAATCCGTATAAGGTAAAACTTAATAACGGTGAAGAAGAAGATTTAAGTTGGCTATTGGGGTAAAACATGGCAGATAATTTATTTACAAGACTTGGAAGATTATTTCAATCTAATGTAATCATTAGAAAAACAGACGATAATCGTTTGGTGGTAAAGGATTTAGACTTTACACAAACAAGTTTAACATCAAATTTTATTGACCGATATCAGAGGTTAATACAAAACACCTATTCAAATCCATATTCGGTTGCTCAAAATAGACGAGCTGCTTATGAGATTAGAAAACACGACTTGTTCAAAGATTACGAGTTAATGGATCAAGACCCGATTATTGCTTCTGCTCTTGACATATATTCAGATGAAAGCACGGTTACAAATATTGAAGGTGAAATTCTTAAAGTAAAAAGTGAGAATACAAAAGTACAAAAGATTTTACACAACTTATATTATGATGTCATAAACATCGAGTATAATTTGTGGAGTTGGATTCGCAATATGACTAAGTATGGTGATTTTTATCTTCAGTTAGATATTGTAGATAAGTACGGAGTGGTAAATGTCAAACCTATTTCTGCTTACGATATCACACGATTAGAAGACCACGATCCTGCGAACCCACAATTGATTCAGTTTGAAATCAATATGGAGAAAAAAGAAATAAAAGAAAATTATGAGATGGCTCATTTTCGTGTTTTATCCGACACAAACTTTTTACCATACGGGCGCTCAATGTTAGAAAATGGAAGAAAGATATTCAAACAATTGACTTTAATGGAAGACGCTATGTTGATTCACAGAATTATGAGAGCGCCCGAAAAAAGAATCTTTAAGGTTGATGTTGGAAACATACCACCAAGAGAAGTAGAACAGTTTATGCAAAGAATCATCAATAAGATGAAGAAGACACCCGTTATCGACCAAACCACAGGTGAGTATAATTTAAAATATAATGTAGAGTCAGTTACCGAGGATTACTTCCTACCTGTTCGTGGTGGAGATAGTGGAACGGAGATTGATACTCTACCAGGTCTTTCTAACAATGACGCAATAGAAGATATCGAGTATCTTAGAAACAAGTTGATGGCTAGTTTAAGAATACCAAAAGCTTTCTTAGGATATGAAGAAGGTTTAAGTGGTGG